CTTATGGATCCCCACTGACGGCAGAAACGGCAGCGGCCATGACCGATCAGACGAGAGTGTACGTCTACACTGGGTCAGAGACAGGATACACTGCGGGACATTGGTATTATTACGACGGATCCGCATGGACGGACGGCGGCGCCTATAACAGCGCGGCCGTGCAGACGGATGCCACACTTGAGATCCCAGGCATGGCAGCGGACTCCAAGGCCGTGGGCGACGCGATCAAAGCGGAGGCAGCTGCACGGGCAGCGGATATTGATGACGTAAAGGAAGATTTAAACGGCACGGAAATCCCGTGGGAACTTGGGGGCGTAAACACATCAGGTCTTTCTTGGGACGGAACAAGAGCGAGGACAGCTATAACGATTGAAACCGTTTCACCAGTAACAATTTCCACAACATCGTATATCGTGTCTTATGTTTATGACTTGAGCGGGAACTTCCTGAGTGGAGAATCTAACATTAATTGGGCAAAAACTACTAGAACAATTAAGAGTGGTAGGCTCTTTAGGTTAGCTACAAGAAAAGATGACAATACGTCCATATCTTTGGAAGATATGGAAACGCTTGTAAGCGGTATAACATTTACTTTCGGAACTCAAGGAGCGGAACTGTTCCGAGCTTCTTCAGACAGCAACGGAGAACACATTCCAACGATTAGCGATGCGATGAAAAGCCTTTTTGACTCAGCATCTACGGATGGCGATTTTGCATTAAGCCTGATAAATTTGCTAAAAAATGTAGCTTTCACTAGTGGAAGCGCATCAGTTCTTCTGTCGAGCCTTGCAGAATCACTAAAAAAGACAGTAGCAACGATTTATAATTTTGAGCCAAAAATGACATATAACAGCAATGGCACACAAGGGTACATAGGCTCGAATGGTCAAAGAATGACCACCCAAAACCGTTATTTTCAGGTTGATAGCTCATATATTTACAACTTGACAGTAAAAGCGAACACAACATCAAAAGTATGGGTCGGGCTTCAATTTCTAAACGCAAACGCAGTAACAGCCATAAAAGGTGGCGCATCCTACTCCGTGGCAGATTATTATGAACCAGGGCTGGAAGAAGTAACAGCTGAGGGCGTAAGCTTTGACCCGTCTTTGATTATGATCAATTCGCTTCCAGCGGTAGGAGTGAGGATGAGTTTCGCATTCGGCGATAGCCATGCGGATACAGTGTCATTAATAGGAACGGAACTCGAAACGGTAATGCTTGAAAGGGTGGTGAAAATAAATGAGTGATGTGATAAGCAGGAACCAAGAAGCCACAAATAACATTATTTCAGCCAATAAAATGATGAACACCACCGTAAAAGGTACATGGCAACCTAACGACAAAACCAAATTGTTTACAATCGCTCACATAAGCGACTTGCATAACGATGGGGTGAGATACCTGAATTATCTCACCTATGCAAAAGGCTTATCGGTAATAGACCATGTTGTTGCAAGTGGTGACATCGTGGATGTTCCAAATACAACTCAATACGCTAATATGTACGCACAAGAAACATCTGCCAATCTATCGCCGATAAAGTGCATTGGCAACCATGAAAAATACGCAGGTGGTGTGTTTATGAGTAACGATGATATATACACAAACCTACACATGAACACGAACACTGGAAAGTTGTATTATTGCATCGACAACTCGACTTATGCGATTAGAATAATCGTGCTTGACCAGTATGATACCGATGAACAGACCTACAGGACAGAACACATTTCACAGGCACAAATTGAGTGGTTCATTTCTGCGTTGAAAGGTGCTATCAACAACGAATATGAAGTCCTTATAGTAATGCACGCCTGTGAAAGTGGAGGCAGTTTTCCTCAGAAAAAAGCATCTGCTCAGGGCGGTGGAATATATGATTACACTGGGGAAGCTATCACAGGTGAGAACGCTTCGTTCTATCAAAGATTCAAGCAATGGGAAGGTATGACAGACCTTCAAAATATTTGCAGCGGAACTCCAATAGAAGACATAGTGAATGCGTTCAAAACTGGTGGAGGATTAAACGAAACATATACTTTTTCCGACACTGGCGAAACCATCACCGTGAATGACAGCTTTCCAACAAAAGGAACTTTTATAGCATATATCAACGGTCACAATCATGGCGATTTTATCGGCAGTTCTTCGAAGTATGCAGATCAAACATATTTGAATGTTGGAGCAGGTAATAGAGCTTACGGAGATGTGTCTGACTTGCAGAGAAAAGAGGGCGAAAAATCAGAGGATGTATTTAATGTTTATGTTGTTGACAAAGGGCATAAACTGGTCAAGGTTATCAGAGTTGGGTCTGATGTGAATGATATTATGCAAAACAGAAAAACAGCTGTTTATTCTTACGGCGATTAAAGCCGACAGAGGAGTAATTGACTATGGAAGCAGTAATAATATTTTTCATACCATTACTCAGTGCTTTATTGCCGTGTATATTCGCATTGATAGATAACCAACTATAAGCAGACACCGTGATAAGGAGAATTTGAACGATGGGTGCACAAGATATACAAGATATACAAGAGAAAAGAAGTTGTGAAATGTGCAAGAAATTCTACAGAAATCCATATGGAGAACCTGTTTGCGGTATATATGAGATGATTATGCCTAATCTAGACGAGCCGATTTGCTTTTTTTCAGCAAAAGAAATAAAAAGCATAAAATGATTACAAGACACTAAAAGCAGACTATTAATGAGCATTAATACATAGTAATACACCATATAATTTAGTACATGAAAGTAGGGGCACTATTCAGTACCCCTTCTCCGACAACCATTTATCCAGTGCTTTCTGGACAGCCCACGATTTTGCGCGTTCGTCGTCTTCGCAGTATTTAATCAGACGTTCGTGCAGATCGTGCGGAATGGTCAGGTTCAGTTTGTCGGCTCTTTCGCCACGCGGCACACCTAACATTGGTCTGCCACCTGAACCACGTCTAGTTGCCATTAATAACCACCCCCTTTATTACATTATACGAGAGGGTGTCAATGAGGATAAATGCGCATGAATAATGGTGTTCCGCACGAATGTACTATGTTAACTAGCCGACCCAAGAAGGGAAATAAAATGCAATTAGAAGATTTTAGGCAATGGATTCAAGAAATGAGGACTAGAGACAACTGTTTTTCAGAGCATAAAGACGAAGATAAAAAATGCTATGGACTGTATGGTGGTGATAGTTGGAGCGAAAGCCATTGTTATAAATGCATGGATTGCCCTCATTTATCACTTATGAGTACAACCGATTTACTAATTTAAAGCAGACTGCATTAATGCTCATTAATAATGGTGTTCCATATGAATATACTATGTTAACTAGCAGACTTTTAATAAGATTGACATGACAAAATGATTTGATTTATAATCAGGGCACGAAAACAAAAAACGGAGCTGCACTCCGGTCTACCAAACACAAAGCGCAGCTCCTAACCCATCAGGTATGGTACGATTGTATCATACCTCTGAGCACTATGCAAAGGAGGTATTTTTTATGTCCGATTATCGTCAAAACCTTATTAAATCGATCGAGGAGTCAATCATCACAGTCGTGGATCGGGAGGCTGCGGAGCTGATCACCGGCAAGATCATCCGGATCCTGAACGACTACGAAGTAACTAAGAGATGCACGGAGATCGTCCCGTATGACGATCAAAACGACAGGATCATCAAAAGATACTGCGCCTGCCTCATGGTGGACGGTAAATCCCAGAAGACAATCGACCAGTACAGAAGAGCGGTCCGGAAGGCAGCGGATTTTATAGGAGCACCATTGCCGGAGATCGGAGTGTATGACCTGCGGTATTATCTGGCCTGTGAAAAGGAGAGAGGCGTGTCGAATCGCACGCTCGAAAATACCAGGGCAAATCTGTCAGCGTTTTTCCAATGGATGACGCAGGAAGAGCTGATCGCCAAAAATCCATGTATGAATATCAAACCGATCAAATACGTGGAAGAGATCCGGAAGCCATTCTCGGAAGTCGAGATCGATCTCCTTAGATCGGCCTGCAGCTCACTGAAGGAGCGGGCCCTAGTTGAAATCCTGTTGGCATCCGGGATCCGAGTATCGGAGCTGACGGGAATGGACGTCTCAGACATAGATTTTGCAAAAATGAAGATCCATGTCCGAAACGGAAAAGGAGCAAAGGAAAGATACACCTATCTCAATGATGTGGCAGCTTCGCACCTGAAAAAATATTTATTTGCCAGATCCGGAGACAGCGAGGCGCTGTTTACCAACAAAAACGGCGGACGGATCAATCCGGGAGGCGTCAGATACATCCTGAAGCAGCTGGAGGCCAGAGCGAAGATCACAGACGTGCATCCGCACAGGTTCCGCCGGACGTTTGCGACCGGCCTCGCAAACCGGGGCATGAATATTCAGGAGATCCAGAAGCTGCTCGGCCACAGCAACATTAATACAACGCTCGAGTATGTATGTACAAGCGACGAAAAAATCAAGGCATCCTATAGACAATACATTGCATGACAACGAAAAGGCACTGCGAAAGCGGTGTCTTTTTTGATGAGGGGAAAGGATACTAAATGGAACTTGGAAAAATCATCGAAACAATATCATCCGGAGACCTGATCCTGATCGCGGTCCTTTTATGCTCGCTGATCCAGATCACGCCGATCAAGATCAATCCGTGGTCGTGGCTGCTGAAATGGGCAGGCAGGGCGATAAATGGAGAAGTGATGCAGGAACTGAAATCCCAGAAGGCAGATATAGCAGGAGTCCACAAGGAAATTGATGAAATGCGCAAATGCACAGCTCGAAAACGTGCTGACGACGCCAGGAACAGGATCCTGCGATTCGATGATGAATTGAGGCGCCACATTAAGCATAGCAAGGAGTTCTGGGAGCAGGCGATCGAGGACTGCGATTTTTACACAGAGTTCTGCAGCAAGAATAAAAAGTACATCAACGGCAAGGCGGACAGCGCAATCAAAAACATCAAGACAACGTACAACACAGTCAAGGCAGAAGATGATTTTATCTGAGGAGGAGAAAAATGAACAAAGATTTTTTGAAAGCGGTTGGTATTAGAGCAATCAGAACAGTATGTCAGGCTGCGGTGGCCATGATCCCGGCGGCAGTAACAATCTCCCAGGTGGATTGGAAGACGGTCATCGGGACTGCGCTCCTGTCCGGTGTGGTGTCTGTATTAACATCTGTCGCGACCGGCCTGCCGGAAGTGGAGGATAAAGTATGAGCAGTCAGAGTGATTTCATCGCCAGGATCGCGCCGGTCGTGCAGAAGATGACAGCGAAGTATGGCTATGGTGTCAACTCCGCGATCATTGCACAGGCATGCTTGGAATCTGCCTATGGTACAAGTAACAAGGCAAAGCATCATAATTACTTCGGGCTCAAATACCGGCCGAACAGGGTCAGTTGCAGTTCCGGGATATTCAAAGACGGATCCCGGGAGCAGCTGCAGGGCGGGAAGTACATCAAGATCATAGACAACTGGTTCGGCTTTGCGAGCATGAAGGACGGCGTCGAAGGATACCTGCAGTTCATCAGCATCCCGAACTACGACAGGGCCAGAGCGGTAACGGATCCGGAGGAGTACCTGCAGGCGCTCAAGGATGCCGGGTATGCTACCAGCGCGGCCTACGTCAGCAACAATATGTCGGTGATCAAAAAATGGGATCTGACAAAGTATGATACAAAAAAAGTGGATATCTCGAAGGGAAGTGTGAAAGTGGTTGAGAAGCCGAAGATCACGAAGATGATCAGCAAATACAATTTTGAAAGCAGATCCGGAAATGCGATCAAATACATCGTGCTGCATTATACCGGCAACCAGACCGATACGGCAAAAAACAACGCGAACTACTTCGCAACCGGCAACCGTGGAGCCTCCGCGCATTACTTCGTCGATGAGACATCGATCTATCAGTCCGTCGAGGATTCTGCAGCCGCCTGGCATGTCGGCAAAAACTACGGCAGCGGGAATCTTTTTGGTAAATGCACCAATAAAAACAGTATTGGCATAGAGATGTGCAGCAAAAATGGCGCGATCACATCAAAGACCATCACGCAGGCCGTGGAGCTGACACGATACCTGATGGCCATGTATGCGATTCCAATCGACAATGTGGTTCGGCATTATGATGTTTGCAGTAAGAAATGCTTACCCGTTGATAATACGGAGCTTTTGACGCCGAACGGATGGATTTCATTAGAGGACGTTCAGGTCGGTGATATGGTGGCTCAGTTTAACACAGAAGATGATTCGATAAATTTCACAGAAGTTTTGGACAAAGTGCCGTTTTACGAAGCTGAGACATTAAAACATCGCAACCTAGAAGCAACGGCAGACCATAGAATGTGGTGCAAGCCAAATGTCTCTAACTCCAAGCGTTTTCGTGAGGAATTGTGGAGTGACGTTTTGTCGTCAGGTGGTGAACGTGTTGTAAAAACGCATGGATTCTTAAAGACAGATGGAATTCCCATTACAGATGACGAACTTGCCTATATTGTATGGGTTCAGGCCGACGGACATTACATGCACCAACGATGGGCGGGCAAAGATAACATATACGGTGTCGAATTCCACGTCAAAAAAGAGCGAAAAAAGATCAGAATAAAAGAGTTGTTGGATTCTATTGGATGGGAGTATAAAATCAATAACAAATCAAACGGTTCAGTTTCGTATCGCATATACGGAAAAGAGCCGTATTTGTTTGCAGAAAAATGGTTGAGTAATAAAGAGTTCACTTATAATCTAATCAACATGAATGAACATCAGTTCAATATCTTCTGGAACGAACTCTTGCAGGCAGATGGATGCAGAAGCGGTAATATTTATACTTCCTCTAAAATCCACAATTTAGATGTCGTTCAGGCAATTTGTGCCGTACACGGCAAGCGGATGTCAATGACCACACTTGGAACATCCAGAAATTCTTACGGCGAACAGCCTACAGGTATTTTGGAAAATCGCCGTAACGCTGTATTCGGCAGAGAAACGAAATCGTCTCCAGTTGAAAAGAGAAACACTGTTGTATCTTGTGTAACTGTCGAAAGTGGATTTGTATTGATACGGCAGAATAAGAGAACATTTGTTGTCGGAAACTGCCCCGGATGGTATGGATGGAATCCGAAGTCAGGATCAGAAGCAACTTGGGAAGACTTCAAGGAGCGGATCCAGAGCGGAGAGACGCAGAAGGCTGCAGCGACCAGTACGGCGAAGAAAAAGACAAAAGTGCCATTTATCGTAAAAGTGACGATACCGGATCTAAACATCCGCAAAGGACCGGGCGTCAAGTACGGCAAGACCGGCAAATATACCGGTATCGGGAAGTTTACGATCATAGAGACAGATGACAAAGAGGAATGGGGCAGGCTGAAGAGCGGAGCTGGATGGATATACATCGCAGATCGCGCCTGGACAAAGTGGCCGGCATAAATCCAAAATCAATAAAAAAGCGATAAAAAACTCGGAGATCAGCATAAACAAAGGTTTCTTCGATACACTACGGACCAAAAGGCCGGGGGTTCGAATCCTCTACCGCACGTATAGCGAAAATCCTCAGAAATCCAATAAAAATAAGGGTTTCTGAGGATTTTTCTTTTTGCTGAAACATCACTTTTTATCACATATTATCACTTTTGAGTGCGGTAAATTTGTCGATAAAGCGATAAAAATGCGATAAAAAAATCACTTGCACAATCCCATCTGCCGGGCGGCGATCAGGAGGGTATCTCCGTCTGAGTGATCGTAAATATTAGCGGTCGTCTTAATGTCCGCATGCCCCATCAAATCTTTTGCAATTCGCAAATCAACTCCCTTTTTCTTTAGATCCGTGCAATAGGTATGCCGGAGTAGGTACGGAACAAAGTCGGATGCAAGCGGCAGCGGTCCGATCAGCTGGTTCCGGTACACTTTTGCGCCCATTGATATATTCAAGGCCCGCTCCAGGGCGTGCACCATCCGCTTATAAGACGACTCTGTATGATGGGATCCGGCAGCGGTGACAGCGCAGTATCCTTTTCTGCGCGCAAGAAGTTTCGGCTGCAGCTCCGTCGGGATCGGGACATATCGGTCAGAGTTTACTGTTTTAGTCCCACGGATGTGTAAAAAAGGTACCTCGTCGATCTTAACGACATCGTCATACCTGACCTCTGCAGCTTCGGCCGGACGGCATCCGCAGTACAGCATCAGCTCGAAAAAGATGAACCGGGGATCCTGCGGTATCACCTTGAGCAAATGCGCCCGCTCCTCCTCCGTGATAGATCTGCGTTTATGATTTGTTCCTGTCGGACGTACCAGATCGGCGGCGGGATTGATGCTGATCATGTGATTCTTCCGGGCGGCATCAAAGACAAATAAGATATCCTGATGCAGCTTTGTAATGTGAGATCGGCTCATCCCCTTTTGATTGTTGAGGATCCCCTGCAGCATGAGAGGCGTGATCTTATTTAGCGGATAAGATCCGATCTCTGATACCA